GAATTTTAGTAGATGCCGTACCTGTCGCCGTAATAGCGCCCGTGTTCAGGTAGACGTGCTGGGTATAAATGTCCGTCACTCCGGCCATGCCTGCGGCATACAGGCGGTTGACGGCCATCATGTCCATTGGAGCCCCGGCAGCCAGCGGGATATTGATGCCGCCGTTGGCATTGACAGCACCTGCGAAGGTGGCACTCTCAGCCGTCAGGGTTTTCAAGGTTGCATCCTCCCCAGGCTGAATGCCGCTCCGGGCAGACGATCCCGGAGCGGCCCCCTTAAAAGTCTGTGTTACCAGGGCATGATCATCGGAGACTTCCACGGCGTCCGTGGGAGCCACAAAAACATACTGTCCAGCCGAATCAGCTTTTAGAATGGTAACAGGGGAAGAATCGTCCTTACATACTGCTTTCACAGTACAAGCCGCGATACAGGTAAGGGCGTAGGATGCGCCCGGTATGGTATTCACTTTCATTATAATTTCCTTCTAACGTCCCGTCAGCATGTGACGGTCATATACATCGTTGGCATGCTTGTGATTCGGATGATCTGGATTGATGTAAGCCTCATGTAATGGATGGGTGGGATCGGATTCAATGCGTCGGCATTCCCCGGCTCCCCCTTGCATGTCGATGGACATATTCAATCCAGCCGCTTTTGCCTCCCGCCGCATTTGAGAAATCGTATCCATCAGCTTAATGACGCCTGGATGGCCGCCGATGGCAGGGTCGGACAGGAAGCTATCATCAATGCCAGCGGACGCGCACAGAGACTGCGCCGTTTTAGCGGCACCCTCAAAGCGTGCTTGGTAATCGACTCCCCATTCCCGTTGTAATGCCTGAATCATCTGCTGGCTGCGTGCAGTTTGTTCAGCGGCGGCCAAATCCTGGTAGTGTGCAGCATATCCTTCAGCAAGACGCGCTGCGGCTCCCGGAGCAATCCCTAATTCATGCCCGGCCTGCTGCAACCATGATGCCGTGGGTGTTGGAAGTTGGAATCCATCGGAAAACGTCAGCTTGTAATCAGCCAGTTGTTCCGGGATGCCCATAGCCTTTCGGTAGGCAGACTGATCGGCGCCATCATCCAAATAATGGCTGAAATCAACTTCCGTTGTGGCAGGGACCGTCTTATCTTCCTGCTGGGTGGGATTCCCTGGTGCAGCAGTAGTGTCGCCAAGCGTCACGGACGACGGGGGAGGATTACCACTTCCACTATCTCCTCCATCAGCAGGGGCTTCATCACGCATAAACCGATTATGATATAATCTATTGATATACATATTTTAATATTCGTTTTCTTGTTTGATCTGTTTCCCAAGCGCTACTTCGCGCCGCAGGAAAAGAAAGACTTCGCGGTAGGCATCCCGCCTCATGGCGTCCAGGGGGTCATACTTTCCAGATTGTCCCTGGAAAACGGGAAGGTCTGTTTCAAAATGATGTTCCAGCCATTCTAAAAGTAGTTGGCCTGATACCGTATCAAAATCATGGAGCAGCCGGCGCCGTATCATCCGGCGTTCCAGCCAACGGACCAAGGGAGCCAAGAAAAAAGATGGCCTCAAAGCATCTACTGGTTTCCTGCCCTTGCCAAACAGGCGGTACACACAACGGCGTACCTTGTCGCGTTCATCTTTAATACTCTGGTCAGTATGCTTCATTTTCTACTTCCCTTTCTTGTTAAGCAGCGACAAGGCAGTGGCTCCATCTTTGGCCGCGGCGGCGCCTCCTTGCATGGCTGCCAGTTCTTCTTGAGCTTTCAAAGCTTCCTGTTTGGCCTTATCAATCGCCTTGAGTTCCTGGTCAGTGGTGATGTGTTCCTCTTTCATTCCGGAGGTGCGCAAATAGTCCTTGAACAAATCTCGAACCTTTACAATATCAAGTAATTCAGGCCATGCTGCGGATGCGTCAGTCAAAGGCTGCAAGGCCATCATGGAGGATTCCGTTTGAATTTGTTCCAGGGCGATTGCCAATTTACCCGTGAACCTCACCGTAGGCAGAGCCATCATCAACTCCTTGGTGATGGCATTCTCTTTCATCAAGGATGGCGGCGGCGGTGGAAACTTATCTGCACGGGCAAGCACGCCAAAAATGCGCTTGAAGAAATAGGACAGGTCCGAAGTGTATAAAGTGAAGGTGGGGGAGAACATAGTCAGCTTTTCTCCTTCCCTGGCTCTCACTTCCGTGGCCGTCATTTCTCGGTCTATCTGCGAAATAACCTGGAGCATATCGCAGTAAAAAGCCTCCTGAATCTCGCGCTTCTTAATCTCTATTCTGTCTTGCCCTACATCATAACGGCCTCCGCTGGCCCATTCCCGGGGGAAATTCTTATCTGCCGCCTCCCGGCTGATTGTGGTGCGGCCCCCAGCTCGGAAATCAACCTCTCCCACCTGATTAGCCAATTCCAAGATGCGGGGAAAGGCTGCAATATCCGCCAGGGTGTCCATGTTCTCATTAAGCCTAATTAGGCTCTTCATGGCAGGAATAACGGCTTTACCAGGTGCCAACCCATAAGGGCCATTTCCCCATTTCAGGAACCTGGGAACGAAATATGGGAATTCATGATACCCATCTTCTTGAAGGAGCGTTTCGGACTCTTCGCAGATATAGATGGACTCAAAAGGGCGCTGCTTCCCGTCATATTCCGCCAGTCGTAAATCATAAACTTTCCGGGGCTGGACGAGATGGACAATCGTAAAATCCGGATCGTACTTTTTGCCAGCGTCCTCATAAGCTGCCTGTATCTTTTCACAGGCAATCTTCCCGTTGCGACCAAACTTTTCCATGGCTTGGACGGCAGAAAACTTGAACCATCTTGCCAGGGTATTGATACGCTTATCCTTGTCTTCCGCTACGCCGAACGTGCCGCAAGGCACTTGAGTGAACGTGAGACCTCCATTTTCCCAATCCGGGCAGTACATACAGCCAGTACCCAAGGAGCAGTCATCCAAATCGGCTTCATGAATCTCCGTGTAAAAATTGGAGTTGGCAATGGATTCCTGAACGATCCTTGTCACGTCGCCACACCAGGCTTTGACGTCATCTTCGGAATCTACTGCGTCGTGTTGAAAAGCAAACCAGGGACGGCGGGATGGCGTAATATACTCCATGAACCCGGCAGCCAAACGCATGCAGCACTTGGAGCCTTCTGGGCAATGGCTGTATTCATCCGCATCCGCATTGCGCCGTGGAATCAGCAAATCCCTCAATATGTCCCAGTCGCCGGACCATTTGTCTCTCTGGGCACGTAGAGATGCACATGTCCGCAGCCAGCCTTTGACTCTGGTATCATCCATTTCCCAACGTAGTTTTTAGGGGTTGTGCCTGTTGCTGTCCGGCGCCTGCACCAAGGCTGGGAAGTCTGTCTATCGTAGAATTCAGAGTCTTCTTTCTGCGGCGTTTACTGTCCAAATTGGCGTCCGCCTGCTGCTCATTGGCATCTACAGTAACGGTAGGTATCTCCGGGGCAGGGGCAGGAGTTGACGGTTTCATGAATCCCATGCCTCAACCATGGCACACCGGCATCAAAATAAATACCGCTCTAAATCAAGTAATTACCTTTTTGGTACTCCCAATGCTTGCTTTCTCTTGAATTTATAAGGGTTGTGCGTATTGCCATAAATGGGGACAAGCCCTCTGGCGTGGGCTTCCACGTAAATTCGGAAGGCATCCGCGGAGTCGGAACAGACATCATGCAGTGGCTTGGGGCGCATCACGCCATTGCGGCCAGGTGGCTGCACCTGGTAATTGGATAAAGCATCAATACCGGATATATACTCTACATCCTTGACCACAATCACATCTCCGCACCGTTCATGGAAAATGCAGTTCGGCAGAAATTCTCGTACCAAGTCCACACCTTGCCAGACATCCTGAACACGAGGGACAACCACCACACGAAACCCGGCAGACCGAATACGATCTTCATAGCTCAACCCATCGCTGCGCTCCCGGTTAACGGCATCGTGAGGGAGAAACACAGTATCAATCTTCCCATATTCGGTTTCCCATTGTCGTAATTTCTCCACAAAATGAGCCACAACTTCGCCGGACGCCCGGTAATGCTCTACGACCCGATGTTCGGTCCTTAACTCATTGAATAGCCACATAACGGTAGAGTCTGCCATGCCAATATCAAACGCCACATTCAGGGGCGCCATGCGGTCTACTTCAAATCGGCAATTCAGTTTCCGATCCATTCGCATGCGGGTGATGATGCTCCCGTAAATCGCACCTTCCACTTGTACGTCAAACGCTTCGTCGGGGGTACTGGGATACTCCTGCGTCATCTTCGCGCCCATGGTACGCTCCATGGACACATACCAGGCTTTCTGCTCGTCGGTCAGATGGATGTCTTGGGCCTCCAAGGATGCGAAGTATTTGGTCATGCGGTCATCCAGGCGTAGTTTCACTCCCTCAAGCCTGTAATCCGGATGTTGATGCCACGGGAAGAAAAAGAACCGAAAGTCCAGGGGAGTAAGATCATGGCCTATATTCTCAATGGAACGCTTCGTCAGTTCGTAATTCAAGCCATACCGCCCCCCTTCATGAGTTGTTTCCCGGATGACGATGCATCCGGATGCTACTGTGTTGATCGCCCCAGTCACGATTTCAGAGGCGTCCTTGGGCCTGGTGTTGGCAACATGGGCCAGCTCGGAGACATGGAGCATCTGAAGCGTTCCTCCACGCATGGACAAGGCAACGCGGATACGGCTGCCGTTGGCAAAAACAGCCGACTCTTCCTTGAAGCGTGCCGGGCACCGTCTCTTGATGGCTGCTCCGATTGCCGCCAGAGCCTCGTCTTCCTCCGTGGCTCCGTCCTCTGGTATATAATCGAGCATTTCATAAGCCAGTCGGATTTTTCTCAACTTCTCCTGGGCGTCCGGAAGTGCCTTATCAATGATGCCCGCCTTGAATCGGGGGCGGAACAGGCAGTAATCCAGCATCAGCATGGCTACATAGGTGCTCAGGCCAAGCTGACGGCTCTTCAAAATATCGTCCCGGTACCAGAACTCCTTCCAGAAAGCAAGCTGGGCCCAATTCATCCGGAAACGCACAAGTTCCCCGGTCTTTGTCTCAATCCAGTATAAGTGATTCAGACGCCAGAACTCGTCTGCCAGCATCTCCTCAAGCCTTTTCTCCGCGTTGTTCATCCCGAACCTTGATAGATTTGTCGTTAAGCTTTGATAGAATAGCATCTACACCAAGAACGGTGTGTTCCACCTTGTCCGGTTCGTAGGCCCCGTCCATCTTGTTGAGCTCGGCAATGGCGCCCAGCTTGGAGGGCATCTTGATTTTTGTTGAGCAACCGTTGGGTCCACTGGTTTCCGTGAGTTCCTGGCACAAATCGGATTGGTCATCTACCTCACGAAGCGGCGTCCTCACCACGCGGGAAAGCCATTCCATCCGCTGCTGTTTGGTCAGGACAAGCGGGCTTTCCGCTTTTTCATTCAATCCGGCAAGGTACTCCTGAACCTTGGGGTTTTTTAGGAGCTTGGATGACTCCGTGGCACAGGTTGATTCCTTTAATGTCTTTCCCTTGCCGTAGGAATCCATGTAAGCCTTGGTGCCATTCTTACACTCAAAATAACACCGGGCAAACTCCTTCTGCTTTTCTGTTAATTCTTTCATCATGAGAATATATCAATAAACAGTTCACGCCCTTTTGGAGTCAGCCGATAAATGCGGCCGGGGCGCCCAACTCCTGCGGTCTTCGTACCGACGACTTCTACCTCACCGGTACTGATCAATGCACGTAACGCGGCTTGTGCATGAGATTCGGATATGCCTGTTGCAAGTAGCATGTCGGAAAGGGATGCCACACCATCCAGAGACCCTATCGTCCACAATACTCTCAACTGTCCCATGCGCATGCCGTGACGGCTGATACCGGAGAACACACTCTGCATGTAATCTTTTTTCTTCATGCCTCACCTCCCAATCCCATTTCTTTTCTTAATTCCCGGATTTCCGCGGCTGCCGTGTCGGTGTCCACGACGGGCCCTTCAGGTTGCCGGGGTTCTTCGGGTTTAAGCTTCTTCTTGGGCCGTGGTTGGGCCCGGTCCCACGCAAAAGCCTTCTGGACTATCTCCCCGAAGGTTTTCATGAACAGCAGCCTATCTGGCGGGTAATCCCACTTGCTCGCATTGGCGGGAGCTGCTGCCAGATACCGGGACACACAGTCCTTGGCTGTAACCGGCAGTGCACCTCCCAGACTCTTGTGCATGGCAGCCAGTGCGCACCGTTCGGGCCCCGTGAACTTGCTCACACCCCAACCGGGACGCAGCGTCTTGACCCACTCCGCCAGGGGCTGCAAGGCAATCCACGCCGACGAGCCGTAGGAAGGTGAAGTACCCGGAGAAAGGCCAGGAAAGGATTCATGGGGGGTAGGAGGCAGAACAGGAGCAGCGGGCGGTTCTTCCTCCGGTGTATTGTCCACCGTAGTAGTTTCTCCCTTACTATTCCCTTTCTTTTCTTTTCCTTTCTTTTCGCTTTCCAACGGAGCTTCATTTGCTATCCGTGGTTGGTTTCCTACGTCGGAACCGACGTTGGTTTCCGGAATAGGTTCCGACGTTGGTTTCCGGCCTCCCTTCCGTCCGTTGGCACGTGCGATTTCCCTTTTGCGCTCAATCTCTCGCTGGGCGTCGACAGGGTAAAAAGAAATGACAAGGTCGTCCCCGTCCCAACGGTACAGCCCGCAGGACTCGGCCACCTCGGAAGCCATGACTCCGCAAGACTGCATCCAGCGACGGTCTCCCCAGGTCCTGGCCCCGGCAATGCGCCCCATGTTCTCTTGGTCACAGGACCAGGCTACTAGGGAAAGCCACGTGGCCCGCTGGGTGGGATCGGCGCCGATGTACTCATTGGACCGGATAACGTAGAGTGGTATATTGATGTATTCCATACCCTTTAAGCATAATTTCAATTGTCCTTTTTCTTACTCTCCGCGGCCTGGATGCTAAATATGGAGGGTTTCATACGCCCTCCTTTCAAACACGATTTCCACCTGTCCGGCTTTTGCCAGGTCGTGAACCCGGTCAATCCCGGCACAATCCAGAGTCCGGTCGTCAATGCCCAGGGCCTTGCAGGCTCCGTCCAGGTACGCCTTGCAGCGGGCAAGGCAGTTGTCCGCGTCCGGCTTGTTGCCCTTGTAGTACCAGATCACCCGGTAATGCGTGGGGACCATCCTGCGGCCACTCAGGGCTTCGTAGGTTCGGCCCCAGGCCAACTGACGAGCGCGGCTCTTGGCAGTCGTCTTTTTGAATCCCGCCACCTGGGCCCCCCTCGGAGTGAGAGGGGCCTTGGCGTTGGGAGACAGGCAGCGCGGCGTGTGGGGCAAGGTAATTTTTAGTGAATCCATTTATATATCTCCCTTTAAATGCTGCTTACAAACTCACGTAATTTCGCGCGGTATTCGCTCCTTTCTTCCGATTCCTGCTCGTTCAGCTCGTCGTACAGACTGCGATCAAACAATTCTTCAATCGCATCCGTGCACAACCTTTGGAGCTTTTCGGGCATGACGGCATCAAGTTCCACCTGGCCCAGCCCGTCCCAGTTGGCCGTGCGGCTGTCCGTTTCCTTGGCGGGAGCCGGAGGCAGGTTCCAATTAAGAACCTGGTGTTTCATCAGAGCGATACGTCGGACTTCGATGCTTTCGCATCCAAGCTTCCTGATATTTTCCTCAATGGCCCGCGGTATATCTTCACCGGATGGGTCGTAATCCCCGAAATACAGGATGACGGGCATTTTCCCTCTTTCCTCCGCTTCCCGGAAACGCTGTGTGGCTTCGTTCAAGAACGTAAGGGAGGGATACCCTTTGCATGCTCCAAGGGCGACATCATAGCGCATACACGGGCTTTGAAACACGCCTTGCAGAGCTTTCTTCTCGATAAATACTTCGGGATAATACGGCTGATTTTCCCATCGGTTTTTACAATAGAAATCCATCCATGCCTGAATCTGCTCCTTGGCTTTGTCGATAGAATCGTCAAGGTTGGTTTGTTCGTAATCCGTCTTGCCGACCATCGTCCTGTCAAGGTCGGAAAAAGCATCGAAATCGACCAGCCCGGCCCAACGCGCTTCGATCATGGCGGCCACAACGCGCTTGTAGTGCTTGATGCTGTTGGTCATTCCCATGGACACAAGCTGATAATGCAGTGCACGGATGGTTAAGATGCCTTTTTGATAACGGTCTAACACGTCGATAGCGTTCTCCGTTATCCACGCCCGCGTGAATTCGTCTCGACTCATGCCGCACCTCCTTCCCATTCCTTCTTGAGCTCCCACCGCGGGATGCGGTAATACCGCGGCAGGGCCACGGCCCCCGGATAAATCCCCGTCGCCACGCACTCGGCGTACTGGCGCAGGGCGGCCATATACTGCCCCCGGTAATGCTCCAGGGCCTCCTGGTCCATCCGAACTTCCGAAATGCAGTAAGGGGCCACAGACTCCATAAATTCGAACATGAAATCACGGCGTATGCCAAAGATCGCCTCATACAAATCGCAGTACAAGGCAGCCTGCCAGCCGTACCCGTAGCGGGCCATGTCCCTGTCAATCAGGCCGGAATCTTCCACGGGCGTGGAGGTCGTCTTCATGTCGATGATCGGCAAATCGGTATCGTGGGGCAGAATGTCAATCATGCCCGTGATCGTAATCGGAACCGGCGGCTTGTCCGGTGCATATTCAATGAGCAGCGTCTTGTACATCGCCACTTGGGATTCAAACGATTCCCCCAGCACCAAGCCGTGTTCCGTCTTCAAATAGTCATTGAAAATCCCCACGGCCTTCTGTGCTTCGGCGTACTCTTCCGGCGTCAACACGGCTCCCCCACGGTCGGCAAACGCCGCCCAGCGAGCTGCTTGCTCGTCGTCCTGCTTTGTCTTGGACACGGAGCCGTTCTTGTTCACTCCCGGCAGCCACTCTTCCACGAGATACTGATTCTGGAACTGCTCCGGAGTCAGGGCCAGACAATCCACCAGGGAACCGAAGCGGAACCCCAGGGAAACCTTCTCAATCCCTTCATCCTGCCGGTACTTCCATTTATAGGGATTCCGGGCAAAATCCATCAGCATGGACTTGGAAACGCAATGGGGGATGCCCTTCTTGGAATCGTGGTACGCCTGGGGGTTATCCACCCGTCCATAGGCCACGCCGGAAGCCGCAAAACTCGATAAATCTAAAACATTCATGGTTAAATGCCCTTTCTATCTTGCGTGCTTACATCCCGGAGGCTCCCACCCAGGCAACCACCTGATTGAAATTCGCTACCAGCCATTCCAACGTCTTGGTCGGGAAGGTCTCTTCCCGGCTGGCCCCCTGCACGTAGTAAATCTGCCGTCCCTGACAAAACTTCACCACCTGAGGCATGCTCACACCATGTGCTTGCAGAAGCTTTTCCAAGTCTGCCACGCTCACGGCAGATTCCGGTTCCAACTTCAAATCATCGGTGGCAGGAGGGGGAGAGGAAACCACTTCCGGCTCAAGAGGCTTTTCTTCCTGCTTGGGAGCCGCCGCCACTGGCGGAGGTACAGCAGCACCCGCAAGAGGATTACCGACCTTCGGTTTCTGCGTTCCGGAATCCGGAGTAGCATTCCGCATTTCTCGTCCGTCTTCCACTTCGCCGTCGGAAATAATCGTGTCGGTCAGGTGGGAATAAAGCCATGCCTTGGCCTTCCGCTCGGCCTTACCAATGATGGCATCCTGGGACATTCCGTTATTCACGCGGATACAGAACTCAAGAGTCTCGGAAGCGGGAGTTCCCTTGAATTCCCAGCTCATATCTACTCTCACCAATCCTTCCCGCTCAATCTTCTGGTACTCCTTCCCCTGCTTGCTGATGCCGGAAGTGGAAGACTCTTTGATTTCGGCGGGATGATAGACCATTTTCAAGTTGGTCAGGCCATCCAGATTTTTCAGCAGGTAGGTCATGCCTTCCTTGGTCACATACGTGCGACCGGCAAGGATGTTCCACTGATTGCCTACTGGAGAAAGCCCCATGCAGGTGGCTACAATCAGGCATTCCCTGACCGCATCAACGTTATAGGAAATGCCCTCCTTGTACTGTGTCGGCTGGCATTCATCGGTGCGGAAGCCGAGCTGGGAGCCTTTCAGCTTCATGATGGATTCCATGATGGGGGGAGTCAGGGCGTCGCGCAGCCGGTTCATGGCAATGCCCATGTTGATGGCCTTTTCAAAGCTGCCTTTGCAGCTCAATGCCTGTTGGGCTTCCAGGGCCAGATTGTCCAGGCTGACGGCCAGCTCGGTAGACTTGGAGGGAGCCATTACTTTCTCTTGCCGCGTGGCTTCACTTGGTGTATTCATAACTCGTTACTAATTGTAATTTTGTAGGTTGCATTCGTAACAGGCCGGGGACCAGTTGGCGCTGGCCCCGGCCAACTGAATTAGTCTTGGCATTCCTCGCACTCGCAGCCCGCGATACCTAATATGGCAGCAATGGGGTTCACGCCAGCTCTCCTGTGGTCTTCCTTAAAAGCAAGCTTCACTCCCAAAGAAATAGTTTCGGGATTGCCGGAGAAACAAGTTCCGGAGGCTTCCAAGTAGCCACGAGCCGCAAGCCATTCCGTACTTTTTGCGCCGGCCATTTTCGTAACAGCTTTGCAGGTAGAAGTCCTGCTGTTCACACTTTCACCCTTCTCAATCTTGATATGCAGAATGACAGGGGTCTTACACTGATTCACAAGCTCTTCCAGGCGGTTATACGCTTCTTCAATCATATCCACGGTGACGGGTGCTTGTTCGGCTACTGGATCGCAGCAGCATGCTTCGTCCGGCGTGCAGGGCTGCGTATTCTTTTCTTCGGTGGTATTATCCATTGTATTGGTTTTCTATTGGTTATTGCTCCTCATACCGTGAGGGCGGGACGGTTTTGCGAAGCCGTCAAAAGCTTTCGGGCAGTCGGGAGTAAACCCGGAATGCGGACTCTTCCCCGCCTGGAGCTCGTCGTTGTCCATTTCCACCGCCAGCCAGAACAGGCCCACGGCGAAGAGTCCAAAGGCTCCACCTGCCAACGCTCGGCAAAAGGTCTTCATGCTGCAGCCCCCTTTTTCTTCCTGCGGGGAGGCAGGACATTCATATTCACCTCATTCACTTGAGGCTTGGCCGCCACATTATTCTGTTGGTGAATATACCGCCACACAGACAGGGCAGGGAACTCATACGGGCATCCGGCGCTTCCGGTTCCGGGCAGCGTTTCGATGCTGCCTTCTTGAATCAGAGCAAGAATGCGGTCTCTCCCCCACCCGGTCATGAACCGCACGTCGTCCAAAGTGACAACTACCTTGCCGCGGAATGCAGCAATCGCCTGCGCCTCGTCGGAGTCAGGCAATCCCGCGGCTGCAGCTTCAGGAGATGCAGGTACTGGGGCAGATGCCAGCTCTCTCAACACTCCGGCAATGGCTTCCAGGGTGTCCGCCAGAGTAGACATCGTTTTTCTGCTTAGATTCATATCAAGAGAAGGAAGGTTAAAGCTCGTGCCAGCCGAGCTGGATAAATTCGTCAATCAGGGCGTCTTCCATTAGGCCGCGGGCTTCTTGGGTTCGGGGTTTTCAAGATTAGGTGGTTCACCACCTGTGGGTAAAAAAACACCTCTCTCGTCGACATGTTCACAAACAGGTGGTTCACCACCTGCAAGCAAAAAAACTACTTGCCCGGAAATAGATCTTTGCTCTTTCCGCGCACGTAGTTTTATCCGCTCGAACAAATCGATAGGAATGTTAACGGTTATTTGTTTTTTCTCGTATTTCTCTGGCAATGTTTTCATAGTCTTCTGGTGTGAGATTTATGTTTTGAGTTTGCTGCACTAAGTAAGCCGTGATGATTTCCGTCATGGTCATACCCAGATCGTGCGCTCTCTTTTGAAATTTTCGGAAGAGGACGATCGGTATCCATACAGAAATCTGCTTTTTGTCTATCTTCCGTTGGCTTGGCATAGGCGCATAATGCTCGGTGGTTAACCACCAGTCAACACTAATTTTCATTTTTTTTGTATGTTTTCTATTAAAAAATCCTCTATCATCATCTTCATTATTTTTGTTATTGTTGACAGTAAGTGCGTAATGCAAATAATCTGTTACATACACATCGACCCTTTCTGAAGAGTATGCAGGAGGATGATCCTTGTTGAAGATTCTGTCGTGGTTTCTTATTTTCATGGTATGGCTTTCATAAATAATTAGTGTCCCTTTCTGTTAGATTATTTGTTAGATAGTTTGTTAGATTATTATTTTCAATATCTCTATTAAGTTTAATATTATTTAGTTATAAAAATAAAAATGATTCTTAATTGTATTAAAAAACATTTAACCAAGTACGTTCTCTCAATCCCGAATTTGGAGATATTGAGCCAATGGACGGGAGCAAAATGAGAGGTGGGAAAAGGCGTAAATACTGAAAAAATGATAAATTGATTGCTATTTATCTATTTTGCGGTACATTACATTCCTTTACGTTAGATTGCTTCGCCCCTTGGCCTTCGGGCCAGGGGGCTTTTTTTGTTGTTCTTCGCGAAAAAACAAAATACTCTTTTCACGCGTGGATGCCTTTCTGAACATACTGATGACTATTCTGAAAGTGACCGGGTTTATCATCCTCATTATCCTCGGATTACTATTTCGCTCGTGTCTTTATCGCAATAGGTATTGGAAATAATTAAAATATTAAATCAAATAATCCATTAAATAATCCCAAGAAAAAACCTACAGCGCAAATAATAAATGCAATGCTAATGCACCACGCAGGCCATTTTGTAAATAAATATAAAAAAGGTATAGCTATCAGAATACAAATAACTGGAGCAAGTATAACAAGTGTAACGGATTTCCATACAGGAATTTCAGCATTATAAGAAATAATTGAAGCTATCGCTAATGCGACGCAGAAGACGATAAATATATTCCACTTCTTATTTTTTTTATCACGTTCTTCTCGTTCTTTTCTCCTCATATCATCGATTTTCAATATTCGAGCCTCTTTCTCTTTGCAATCCGGACACAACCCTATTAAACGCCAGTCCTCTTCTGATTCACTGTACTGACTAGTACAAAGCCTGTCGCATTTTTTGCAGTTCCAAATAAGCATTCAATAATTATGAAACATTTATTTTTTTTTACAATACACTTTCCGTGTGAATTACTCGGAAAATCATTGAAGTGTTCGTAGTTTTCTCATGAGCAGACGTGAAGTAAAAATTAACTATTTCCGGTTCCCGGTCCACTTGCCTAAATCCGCGCCGTTCTCCTGCACGCTCCGGACTGTCTTCAGGACAAACTCCATCAGGTTGACGAATGCCGCTGTGGTCAGGGCAGCCCCTTCAACAGCAGCCCCGGCCCGGCTGGACCGTGCGTTGAAGGCAATAGATCCGGCGGCGGCTATCCTCAAGGCATCAGCAAACGCCAGCGGGTAATCCGTCCAGTCGTGGGGCTTGCCGTCAAATACCCTCGCCACCCTCTTGCCGGCCCTGGATACATCGCTCCAATTGGACAGGGGAATGAGGGAAGAATCCTTCGGATTCCAGACATTCAATCCGGCGGCCCGGCCCAGGCTTTCCAGCCCGTCGCCCAGCAAGCCGGAAACAATCGGAATCCCCGCCAGCGGCCCGGCGATGGTGTAGTAAAGCAAATCCCATGCGGAACGCCTCTTCCTCTTCTTCTCGTCGTCCGTGAACCAGTGCAGCAGCCCATCCATCAGGGCTACCAGCAGGCCGTGGGCCACCCACACCGCCATACCTCGCCCGACATGCTTCATGTCTCCACGGCGGAACAGATCAAGGCACTTGGCAAATGTATTGATGGACTCCCCACCCAGGAAAAACATCCCGACCGTCATCCATTGCCGCGTTTGAGCATTCAGGGAACGCTGAGTCAGCACCATCGGCTGACCCTTGGAGGACAGGGAACGCCTCACCTCCATCATCGCCGCCTCGTGCCACTTCTCCTTCCCGGCATCCGGCTCTTCCCGCTGCACCTTGCGGTGCATCGCGTCGTAAAGCACGGCGCAGGAAATGGCGTTGGCCTGCATATCCCGCCTCTCAATATCCTCCATGGCCCTTCTATTTGCCTTGCCCAGGCGGGATACATGCCTCCCTGCGCCGTCGGCATTCATAGCCTCATTCAGGGCGCTCATCCCCTTGTAGCGGCTGGACAACTCCGGCTGCTTCTTCATCTCCTTCACGGACATGACCAGGCGGCCAGTCGCCGCCCGCTTCATGCTCCCCAGCCAGTCGGAGGCATCCAGAGCATCGCTGGAATGCAGCGTATTGAGAATACCCGTCCACTGCTTGATCCACGTTCCCACGCGCCCCGGCAGCAGCGTTCTGGCCGCCGCGCTGGAAACTGCGTTGATAAGTCGGTTGGCGTGCAGGTGTCCGATCACCGTTTCGGCCCCGGCCCGGTCCATCGCATCGGACCACGCCTTCAGCTTGGACATGGCATCCCTCCCCAGCAGCTTTTCCAGCCCGGCCGCCGCATCTCCTTCTTCACCACGGTAGGAGAGCAGCCGCCTTAAATCGTTGCTCACCTCGCTCATGTGCAGGAAAAGAGTCTGTTCGCGCATCGCCGCATCAAACGCGGTGCACACATCCATATTCAAATCCAGTCGCAGCCGGTTCTTTTTGCGCGCATAAGTCATGCCGAATTTGCCGCCGCCTGCTGCCTCCCCGTAAGACGCCGCATCGGCAATCGACTTATCAATCGCCTCCATCGTCACGTCAAAAAACGCCCGGAAGTAATGATCCACCAGGGGGAAGGGCGTGCCCGTCTTGCGCTCCATGGCGTTCTTCACATCCTGGCTGCGCTTGTTGAGAACATCCCGCAGCGCGTAGGAAAACGTGATGACATCCTCCCCGGCAAAATCCCGGAGCTGGTCCATCACCTCCGGCGTAAACCCCAGCAAGCGCATCGCATCCGTGTAATCCGCCTGCTCGTGGAGCAGAATCAGATAAGCCGCCTCCATCCGGGAAAGAGCGTCCAGCGGCATGCTCCTGGGAACATAGCCTTCCCTGGCGTACTTGCTCCTGCCGCGCTCCTGCTCCGCATGCTCGCGCACATACTCCTGCTGGTTCCCGTAACGCTTCAACTCGCCTTCCGTGAACACCACCGCATCCCTTTCCCGGTCGAACTCCCATCCGCCGGACGCGGGCCAGAGCAAATCCAGTTCGCTCTTCATCCGCTCATCCATCCGGATCAATGCGACCGCCTGGGCCATCACCTTGTCGGCGCCATGCTTGCGCACCTTCCGGCGGACCAGCCCCACCAGTCCGTCCCGGTACTTCTGCCTGGCCTGGGCTGCCCAGTCCGGTTCCTGTTCCGTAATGACAATGCCCGTATCACGTTTTTTCCTGCGCTCCAGCACCCAGTCGGACAGATCGTATTCATCCGTCAACCCAGAAGCCTCAGCCGCAGCGTTGGCGCGGGCCAGCATCATTTCCTTCTCACCGGAGGCCACATTCGCCTCCGCCACGGCCAGCCGGTCGGCAAAATGCCTCGCAATCGGCGCAAACGGTTTCACGCGGGCCAGGGAATCGAAATACTGATACCCGTTCATAAACCCATCCAGCAGCCCCAGCGTCCACTTGACCGGATTCTTCAATTTGTCCAGAGTGCGGAAGGATCCCCTGGCGGAAGCGTCCGTCCGCCCCGCCGCTTCAAACACGGGCTTGAGCATGGCTTCCAACTCCTGCTGCTTCTTCACGCGGGCATTTTCCCAGGCGTCTCGTGAGGTGGAAATCAGCTCACCCAGGGCACGGGCGCAACACTCCGCCCGCTCCACATTCATCTTCTCATAACAGGCGTACGTCTCAAAGGCCAGCTTCGGCACCGTCACTTCTGACGGTTGCCCCTTATCATCCGGCAGAACGATGCTTACCATGTCATCCGCCTTCACCTGGTCCCAGGGATCAACCTCTTCGCCGGTTTCCTGGTCCTTCTTCACAGGGTACTTCTTGCGGAAAAACTCCTCGTGCTGGGCGCCCGTCATTTCCAGCAGCCGCATGTAGCCGGCCAGCTTCTCATAGGCGGCAACATCCATCTTCCCGCGCAACGGTTTTCCCTTGGGGGTGCGCTTCGGAGCCACGGACGCCACCACGCGGCGGATGCGGCCCAGCGTCCGGTCCTTCCGGTAACGGTCAATCTGCTCCACCACCCGTTCCATGAACTTGCCAATAAGGCGGTACACCTTCACCTGCCCGTACTTCTCCAGGAACTCCGCGCCATTCGCTACAAAAAACTCCCACCGGCGCTTATCCAGTTCCGCGGCCTTCTCCCCGGCTTCGGCAAATTTCGCCTCTTCCTCAAACTCCTTCATCTTCCCTTCCCACACGGGGCCCAGCGTCTCGTGCTGTTTCACATACCCCCAGAAATGCTTCATCACGCTTCCCGTCATAATCTCCGGCCACTTCTCCATGGGAATCGCGCCCAGCGCGCTGGCAAGCGCCTCGTCAGGAGCCATCTTCCCGCTATTGCCATACAGCAGGGAAAACACATTCAGCCAAATCTTGTAGGGTTCCAGCCCGAACCCGTACGTATTGGGCAGAAACCGCTCTACCGCGGAAATCAACTCCTGCGCCTCCGCCAGCAGCTCAAGGCCGCGCTCCCGGTCTCCGGTCTCATACAGGTTCAGCTTATTCACAGACCGCTGCGTAGCGGCCCGCATCTTGAACACCATCTCGTCATAGAGCCAGTCCCCATTGGGGGAAAGAATCCGGTCGGCCATCCGGCCAAACCGTCCGGCCCCGAACGTAATGCCGCCAAGCTCGGTGATATTCCCGGTCAGCGGAATGGAAAACATCGGGGCTTCCAGCAAGCGGAACCCGTTCAGGCCGCTCATGACCACGCCTTCGCTGTTCCTGTTGAAGCTACCAGCCAGACGGGCTTCCTGTTCCCCGTGGGAAAAGATGTACACAAATGGAGGCTGCAAGGTTCCCTCTTCCAGCTCCCGCTTCATCCGTTCCAGGCGGGGAAGGGCCTTCTTCGCCCAATCGTCATCCCGGCCCTTTAACTGCTTCATGCTTTCCCCCAAATAAGCAAGCGCCTGTTCCCGGCTCATGTTTCCGGCACCCAGGGCAAACCCTTCATACCCCTGGATCACGTGCTGTACCTCGTGCAGTATCGTATCCAGCACCATGCCGGGAGCCGCGTTCTTCCCGCCGCGGGCCAGATTGACGGCAATATAATTCTCTCGCAGATCGGTAAACCCTCCCGTGTTGCTCTTGCTGTCCCGGTAAAAATCCACGCGCAGCTTCCGCAGCTCCGGGTAGGCCCGGAACAATTCCGGGAAATCCAGGGCCGCGGCCAGGGAAACATTCACATGCCCTCCTTCGCTCACCCCCATGCGCTCCTTCTTCAGCCGTACCCCGCGGGAATCGATGATCGCCTTCCGCTTGCCATCCGCCGGGTCCGTGTAGGACAGGCCGTTGTTGTGGTAATCCAGGAAGGACTCCGCCTTCTCGCCAATGATAGAGAACGTAATATCCGGATTCTCGCCGTCAAATGTCCCCCGGTTGTCCGTGGCGGACTTGATCTGCGTAGGTTCATAAGCTACATACTCTTTCCCCGAATGTAGAAAATCAGAAGGCTCTCCAATTACTCCATCATGACCAGCTTCTTTAATTGCGGCTTGCAGAACACGGGAATCAACATTTCTAGGAAGAAAATTATTATATTCCCGCGATAAAAAATAATTAACAAGAGATAGAGGAGTATGTTCACTAAGCTGTAGAGGGCTAACCCTTCTCATGCTTATTGGAGAAATCCATTCCCCATTCTTTTCAAGTCTGTATTGCAGCTCAAAAAAGCCATTCCCAGTATCTGTTGCTGTTGCTTCCACTGCAAGTTCTGGTTTTTTAGGCTTATCTTCTAAAGTTAGCTCTTCAAACCACCCTTCTTTACTTATCATGAATGGATTTCTAATATTCAAAAATACCGGGACAATGTTATCTCCGTATGACTTTGCATCTGATTTTTTGTCTGAAAAATAAAATCCATGAGAATACCAGGATGTTTCAACTTTTGAAGAATCAAAGACTGTAAACTGACTATCCGTTCCATGATACACCACCCTCGGCTCCCCGTTCTCGTCCACCACCTTGGACATGTTTTCTTCCTCCCTCTTGACATCTTCGGCGCGCAGGGCTAGTATGCTTCTGGAAGCTTGGGGCGTGCCTCCTTCAGTGGAGGTCTTGAACACGTCTTCGAGCTTCTTTTTTATCTCCACTTCATGCAGGTAAAACCCCTGCCTGTTGGAGCGTTGTTCCACAACGACTTCGCAAATGTACTCCACGTCCTTGATTGTAACGGGAGCGGCAATCACCGCTGTATCGTAACCGCGTCCCTTCCAATTCTCCTGACGGTCGAACACAATACCGTTCCGGATCACGTCTTCCACGCAAGCAAAAGCCGCGGACTTCAAGGAACCGATGCCGTGTCCGATAGAAGACTTCACCCCTTCAAGGTCCAGTCTCACCTCTCCAAGTTCGGGCGAAATGGCTATGCCATTGAACTGCTCCTTCCAAAGCTTCGTTACTTTTTCGGTGAGGGGAACACCATCTTTCTGAAACTCCTGTCCGGTCAAGGCTGTTACAGGAGGCATGGTCATGATGCGTTCATAGGCATCTTTGAACGTAGCCACCTTCTCCCAGTCCCCGAACCACTTCTTGAACTCCGGCGTCCGCACCTGCCGGTACTGCTCCGGCGTCAGGTTGGACGGCTTCCCGTTTGGAGCCAGCAATGCTTCATTCTCCCCGGCCAGGGAAAAATGAGTATTCCCCCGGTTCATGAAATCGTCCAGCATCCGGCTCACGTCCTCCGCAAACATACGCAGATCATGCCCGGCAGTAATCGTATGGACCTTTTCGGCAATAAGCTCAAAAGCGCGCACGCTATTCTCAAGGTGAGAAACCAAATCACGCGACGGCCTATTCTGCCCCTTCACCTCTTCAAGCTGCGTCCTGGCCGCCGTAATACGTTCAGCCAGCCATCCGCCTCTTTCATTCGCCGCCATCTTTCCAAGCTGGATAAGAGTACCTACAACCAATTCGGACAAATGCGTAGAACTTTCCACTCCCATTTGCTTCATGATCGCGCTGGACAACTCTTCCACCCGTTCACCTGTCAGCTCGCCAAGACTCCATTGATTCTCGCCAAACAAATCACCCGCAGAGGAATCTTCCTGTTCATCCAACGGCAGAACCCCGTTTTCCCGGTCCACATCCTCCCGGCTCTTCAACCCCATTTCCACCATCACGGCGTCATTGGCCTCCTTGAGCAAATCGGGATGCACCGCAAAATTCTTCCAGCGGGCCCGTTCCTCCTGCAACCGCTTCACCACCTGCTGCACCGCCGCCGCGTCATTCACATTCACGCCGTACTTGCGGGCCACCTTCGGATTCCGGGAAGCGCCGTTGATCGCCGTCAGCTCCTTGCCGAGCTCGCGGTACTTCTCCGCCGCGTACTTCCCGATGCGCTTGTAAAGCTCTTCATTATCCGTATTCCCGAACAGGTCCATGCTCATGTCCATGCCGTTGGCCGCATTCTGGCGGGCGATCGCTTCCAGGTTCGCCTTGGCCGCCATGGTATTGTAAGACTCCTGCCAGCTCCCGCCGTCCAGCAGCACGGCCAGCCCGGAGCGCTGCACCTCGGCATCGTTCCGGAACGCCAGGGCCACGCGGTAGGCGTCGTCCGGGGAAACCAGCCCGTTGCCCAGCGCGTCCAAAAGCTCCTGGCTGGCATAAAGCCCCAGCTCCACTCCTTTCAGGGAGGCGCCCTTCCTGGCGATCCCGCGCTCCACGGCCTCCGCCATGGAAAGGGAGGAATCCCGCACGTAGCGGGCAATCTCAAACGCGCTCGCCTGGCCGTCCCGGATATTGTTCTCCACGTCGTGCCGGCGGGCCCAGTCCAAATTGAACCGGTCCCCCTCCTCATACACGGTGCAGTTAATATCCGCATCCGTGCAAGCGTCCAGGCGGTGCCTGCCGGAAATCACCTGCAGGGAACCATCAGTCCGGCGCCACACGGAAATAGGGGCGGCGTTGCGCTGCCAGGCCCCCACAATCCGGTTCACTACCCCCGTCTTTTCATCAGCCCCCTGCTTGAACTGGGGAACGTCCGGACAAAGCGTCAGCCGGTCCGTGTCGATAAACCCCTGGCGCACCCCGTCCTCGATGCGGATGCTCACCCCTCCGTTAAACACTCCGTCGTCATCCTGTTCCCCCAACGTGATAACCTCCGCCTCCGTGCGTTCGCGATGCGCTTGCTGGGCGTTGGCGTCATCGGCCTCTTCCTGCGCCCGGTCCACGGGGCCCGGTTCATCGGTGGCATTCCGTTCGGCAAGCTGCTCCTCCACCGCCTCCTGTTCCGTGGCGACGCCGCGGCCCAGGGCGGCGTCCAGTTCCGCCTGCGCCTTGGCCCGTTCCATGGTCAAAGAGATGAGGTCTCCCTGCTGGTCCCGGTACAGGGCATTGCCCGCATCCAGCATCACCGCCAGGGCCTGCCGTACCGGCAGGGTAAACACGCCCTGTTCCTCCGCCTGGCGCACCATCTCGCCCAGCTCCACGCGGGCCTTGAAAGCTCCCAGGAACTTCACCAGGTGATTCAGCAGCTTCCGCAGCCAGGAGGGGAGGGAAGGATGATTCAGGGCATCCGCCAGCCAGCGGGAACGCCCGATCTTGGAAAACGCCTCAATCGCATCGTGCCCCGTTACGGGCTTGCCTGCGTCCAGGTGGATGAACTGCATGTCCTTCCCCCGCGCCTCCGGGAACAAATCATTGATGGACCTCTGCGCCTCCTGGAGCATCGTGCCGAACTCTCCCCAGGTCGTGTTCTGCTCCGCCTGCCAGGAGATGACGGCCTGTTCCATCGTTTCCTCCATCAGATCCTCCACCGTCGCGCTTCCGCGGGCGTACCTCAACACCCGGCGGAAGGTATCCCCCCGGCGGACGTTGGTCACATACGCACGGGAAAAAGGCGCGTCCATGGCCGGAACCTTGAACTCCGGGTTGCGGGCCTGTTCCGTCCTGATGCGCTCCTGGGCCTCGTCCCACGTCTGGACAAGGATGCCCAGAGGGATATGCTCGCTCAACGAAGCATCCATGCGGGCGGCGGCTTCCTCATAGCTCACCCCTTCCACCTCCAGGGCGCGGATGGCAGCCATCGCCATATCCGCGCGGGCCTTCATCTGCCCCAGCGTTTCCGGGGCAATCACCACCCGTTCGGCTCCGGTCTTCTCATCCGCCTCCGTGCGCGTGATCACCTCGGCTGCGTCAAACCGCTTCTGGGCCAGGACCTGGTTCACCGCCACGTCCCCGGCCAGCATGTTCTGCGTATAAAGGATGTCATTCTCCACCTGCTCGCTCACAAACGCCTGCAAGTAGGCCGTCATCTGCTCGCCGTCCATCAGCGTGTAGGAGGACTGGCCGCTCTCCTGCTGACCGGAGGCAGCGGTATCTTCCTGCTGCTTCTTGCCGCCGATCACGGCTTCCAAGTTGCCTCTCTCCGCGGTCTGAACAGGGGCTCCTCCTTCATCCCACCTTGCGATCCCATGCGTTGGGGCATATACCCGGAACATGCCGTCCTGTTCCGCCGGCTCAATGCGTGGTACTTCTCCCGCTGCTTCGGCAGCTTTCCAGGAATCCAATTCCCGCAACGACTGAATACGTTCTGCAGAAAGCTTCTCCCTAACGGACTGATGGGCTCGCTGGCAGGCTTCTTCCGGATTTTCTATCCAGGCATCGTGCAGATTGGAAAGGGCCTTATTCAAAAATCCGTTTGCCGTCTTCTCGGAGCGGGCTTCCAAGAATCCTTGTTCGGTCCCGCCAAGCCCCTTATAATGTTGCAGGGAAAGGCCAAAGTCCTGGGCCGCCCTCTTGATTTGGGGGTAATTAAAGCCGGACATGCCAAACGTGAATGCCAGCAGGGCAAGCCCCTGTTCTCCGTGCATCATCTGGCTCATATCGTCCAAATACTGCCGGAAGGTTTGCTGTCCGTGCTCGTCCGTCAGGTTCATGCTCTGTACGGTGCGCATCAAATATCCCGCCGTAGGCTCAAGAATAGCCTCTTCCGCGGCACCGGAAAGTCCCTGGACGGCGTACTGAACTTTCGGGCTTGCCAGCCACTTGGTCCGCCACGGAGCCAGCTTTTCGGCAGCCTTTCCACTACCCAACGCTTTTTTCAGCCACTTGTAACCGGGCGTCAGCCGCCCGATGGGGGAGAAGGCGATCATTTCTTCTAGAGCATCCGCTTGTCCGAACATGATGGCCCTCTTCTCCGCCTCCTGCATGCTCAATCCCATGGCTGTTCCCTCTTCACTTCTGGATTGTGTGGCAGCGGAAGCCCCAATGGCGGGTCCAATGATAGGAATAAACCAGGGTGCTGTATCACCTACAATGGAGCCAAGTTGGGAACCGATGCGGCCAATCAGGTTTCGGTCATGACTTTCCAAATACTCCTGTTCCCCGGCTTCCATCGTCTGTACCAGATCAGTCGTCCAGCGGCGGCGAATCTCAAGCTCCTTCTTGTCCTGCTCGATCTGTGCATAAGCTTCCTCCTGACTCATTCCGGCAGCGATCAATTCCGGCAGGCGTTTAGCCGCATTGGCGGTAGCGTCCACCTCACCCAGCACCTGTAAATTGCGCCACGCCCTTTGTGCTACCCGCGCCGTCCTTATCCCGCCCGTGCGGAGCATCCCGGTGACGCCTTGCTGTGCTTTGTCTATCCAGTTAATCCCGGTCCACTCATCGCCGTGCTTGTCCTTGGCGTACTTTCTGGCGTCGTTGTAAAACATATTCAGTACAATGCGTCGTGCCAGCTCATCATCTCCCACCTGTTCCGCCAGATTATTGATGATCTTGTCGTCGTACAGAGCTCCCTGCGCATCGTATTCCTGAACAAGCTGCCTGCCTCTGCGGGCTCGTCTGATACTATCCCAGGAGATGCCCGCCTGCTGCATCATTGTCATTTGTTCGGGCGAGGGCACTACGCCGTCCCCGCGCACGTATCGGTCAATGAGCGGATCAATCGTAGCAGCCAATGCTTCGCGCGCCTGTTGCTGGCGTTCCTGTTCTGCCTTATAGGCTTGGGCTTTCCCACGGAAGTCCTTCCACACAGCGGCTTGCGCGTCTGCCACTGTGGCAAATTCCGGCATTTCCTTCCCCTGTGCCAACCAGTACATGGCAGGATTTTCCCCATGGTGGACTCCGAATAATCCGCGCAAGGTCTCAAAACCGGCATACGCCGGGTCATCCATGTAGGGGCTTTGTGCCGCTTCCGTTGGTTCCAACAACGCATCCTTTTGGAGTTCATGCAGTAAATCCGTATTTTGGGACAGCCCCAATCTTTCAAAAACATCCTGTGCAAACATATCTCGTTGTGTGTTAAAAATTATTGGTCAATGGGGAGAAGAGCGGCGTTGCCAATATCGTTCACCTGCGTGTAGGTATCGCCCCCCGGCAAAGAAGGTAGCAGGCCCGTCCCGTATTCTTCTTCCGGCACTTCCGGTTCATCCTTCCCGTCGTAAATTCTGACGCTTCCGCTGGCGCGTTCGCCCGGATACATCAATGCCATGCGTTCGTAGAGCGGTCCGGATACCTCAATGCCTCGTGGGTTTCCCTCATAAACTCCGACAATGGGAACTTTAAGGAAAGCTCCTCCGCGTCCCAGGGAAACGCGGGCAAAAGGCTTATTCCCGAATTTTGCCTTGATAGCCTCGTAGGCCTGCTTGGAGACATAGGCTCCAGACGCACCATGTCTGACAAAGGAAATGGGATGATTCTCGAGCGGGGAAGGCATGTGAGGTTTTTGTCCCTTGATATATTGCTCGGCCTTCTTTTGCTGGGCTTCTCTCTGTTCTGGAGATACTTTCAACTCTTCCTGCTGCTCAAAAGAATACAGAGGCATGGATTCCAGCGCCTTCTTCAAGCGACTCTCGTCATCTTTTTTCTTGTCTTCTTCGGTAATCGGACGGTAGGCAAACCTGTTTCCGGCATAAAAAGCGGTAAATTTATGAATCTGTGCAAGGTCTTGGGTAAGCGTTGCGTTCGGGTGAGCCTGTCTCCACTCCGTCATGGAAAGTTCCGTCTTGTATAGAATATCTGCCTCTACTTCATTTCGCTCATCCTCCGTTTTCCTGATTTTCTCCTGGTCGCCATCCTTGTAAGCATTCGCCACTTGGTAAGAAAAATAAGGGATATACACATGATCCGGCATAGCCTTCAAAACGGCCTCTATATTATTCCGGTTCGTATTCGGTTTCCCCATGGCGTCAATTCGATCTTCCACAAACAAGCGCAGCTTCCTTTCATCTCCAAGAACTTGCCCGTACTGCCCCCACTTCTTCAACATGTCATTAACAGACCTTGTCCTCTCTTCTCCGGAATTGGAGGGAGGTAAATTTCGTAAATCCTCCCGGAAGGCAGACTTAATGGAAGGGGCATATTTCCCATAACTACCAGTTCGGTTATAATGCTCCACCCAGTCGTATTCCTGCTCCGTGGCTCCGTAGCGAAGGGAAGCCTTAGGCCAAAGAGAACCCTTTCTGTAACCGGGTGCTCCATCCTCTCCTTCGCGTTTATTTGCTGTCATTAAATAACGCCTGGCACGTTCTTTCATCTTTAATACATCACCAGCACCTAAAGAATTGTAATCCCCATTGGACAATTTATCGAAGGCAACAATGGGATTAGATAAAAGGTCGTTCTCAAACTCTTGTTTCAGAAATTTCCTACCCATCGACTGCGCAAAAGCATCTCCTTCTTCCGGGGTTTTGAAAATTCCCACACCTGACCCGTAAATATCTGCAGCGCCCCGAAAATCTCCGCGTTCCACAGCCGCATCAACATTTGCCCGCCAGCTACGTTCCGAATCCTGCATCCGGCGTTCCGCCGTCCCTGTTTCCACGGACGCATTAAACTTGGCAATCCACTCATTCCGCCGGGCCTCGTACTTCAGCAGTTCCTCTTCACTCCCCCAATCATACCCGGCGCCCCACTCTTCAGCCCGTTTTTTCAAATCTCTGGCAAGGGTGATGTGCCTATCATAATTCATTGGGTCCTCTGCCACGGCGGATTTGTATTCAGCCTGCTGGTCGATCAACCAGCGGTCAAAATCATTCTGTTGCCGGAAATTATTGATAAGCTGTTCATTCTGGGCGTATCGTTGCCAGGTTTTTCCCGCCTCATCCACTCCTTCCGCTATCTGCTGCAGAGAGCGCCACGGCATGCTGGCAGCCTCCGGGGAAACCATGGCGGCCCGCTGCGGGCCACCTCCATAAAGGGGAATATAACCGTTCATCACTTCTTAACTGTTTGAGTTGGCTTTCTCTGTACTCCGGAGCCGGAGCTTCCATAGAGCGATCTGCCGGCAGATGCTGCGGACCTCAATACGGTTCCCAGGGCAACCACATTCCCTGCGCGGTGCTGCTGGCCTCCCTCCCACCGTGTCAAATTTGCCTGGTGCCGCAGGGAAGAGGCTTCCCGCTGGGCCTTGGTCCCCATATCTGCAATATCTGCTTCCACGCTGCGTATCACCACCTGCTGGGCGGCGCTCCCGCTTCCCTCGCCGGTCAGGCCGGATGCCCCTGCGCGGGCTGCCTGTTCCGCTACGGCTGTATTCTGGTTGCGGCGCTGGCGCAGCATATTGGCTGCGGCATCGGCCTCTACCTGTGCCGCTTGCCGGTCCATACTCTCCGCATTGGCGGAGGAAGCCTTCTTGGCTGTCTTCCCCTGCATGTGTGAGCTCAAGGCGCTTATACCGCCGGCGGCCAGTGTCGCCCCTGCTGCTGCTAAACTAATTGGATCAAAACCCATACTAATAACTCTGTTAATGTGTTAAGTAAAAATAGCCTTCACGCCTGCCAGATGCAGATCGGTATCATCGGTAACGCGCACGCCCACACAGAAACCGTCATCCCAGGTAGCGGAAGCCGTCATATTCACCCAGCCATTAAGGCCGGCATGCCTGGCCTCGGCAGAAGGGACCACCCAGGAAACACCGTCATTGCTCACCAGCAGAGAACGTCCATCCCCGGCAATGAAATAAACAACCACCGTTGCATTATGGCGCCGGGTTCCCAGCGTCTCCGAACTATCCAGGGAATTGGTAATCAACTCCGATGTATAGGGTGTCCCATTCAGGCCGTCAGTAAACGGATTCCCGTCTTGCTGCACTTCCAGGGAACATACCCCCTGGCGCTCGACGACCCACCAGCACAAATCTCCGCGCCCGTCTTCATCCTTTGTCACGGCGACGCCTCGCAAGGCCCCGTCCGTCTCAATGCGGCTCCACGCATTCACGTGGTGTTCATCATTATAAGTCATGGCTGCACCGGTACCGTCCGCCAGTACCACGAAGAGCTCAATCTGCGGCCTCTTACGCGCGGCCATGGCAACAGCACGTCCTTTCAGCACATGTTCAGCATAAACTGTCAGATCAGTAGAAACATACCCATCACGCTCATAATTGTAAGCAAACTGCCGCATCCGCTGGCTCCCTTCCTCCGTGTAGAGAACCGAGGAACTAAGCATCAGGCTTGGCAAACTGGAAGAACCTATCGCAGAATGGGGCTCTGCGACTTTCTCCGTAGGCGTAATGACGCCTTTCCCGCTCGCGGCGCCGGAAACAACCCACTCTGCATCATCCGTTCCAACATACAGCTTCCTTTGCTGGCTCTCCATCCAGCGCACGGTGGACTGGCTGCGGGTTGACAGGGTAATCACGATGGGCTTGTCATCATTCGTCCCGGCCCGGTAATCCTCCAAATCATCAGAGCCTGAAAACCACAATGTCTGCGGTCGCGCCATCACACCGCCAAACACCAGGCGGGACTCATGAAGGGCCATACAGGAGGGGTACCCTTTCGATCTGCTCCATGCCTGTAACTCCCATCTATCCGTCACCCTGCTGCTCAATGTCCGGTAGGGATACGTGACCGAAGAACTATTGTTTTGGGTTAAAAAATAGCCGCTGGAATATATCCGCGTAATCTCATAATCGAAAACCGCGGTATACGCTTCAATAGTGAACCTGGCCTCGATGCTCAGGAAAGATGAAATCGTTGTTGAATCCTGCAAATACCTCAATGCAACGCGCATCAGCAGCAGGTCCCCGTCATTATCACCCGTCACTGTCACGTTGGAAGACCTGCTCTCAACGCTGGGATTGAACACCAGCCTGTTGGACCACGTAACCCCGTCGTCGCTGCTCTCCTGCACAACAAGCTCCGCATCAATACTGCTCTGTCCGCGGTACAACTTCCAGCCGCCGGCGGACCAAAACATGCCGGACACGTCGAGTCCTGCCCGGAAAAAATCAGGATACTCGGAAGGAGAAGGGTTGCTGCTTGTCCCAGTCGCATACTCCGGTTTCCACTCCTTGATGCACTCGTAAAAATAATTGATGGAATTGCTCTTGTAAAAAACGAACTGGCCCGCCGTGTACTTGGTGCTTTTCAGCTTGGATTCTACGACACTCCACGGGAACCGCAGGTTATTCACCGTGGCAGGAATCGTATCCTTCACGCATAAAAACTCACCCAGGCGGAACTCATGCCCTTGAAACGTTCCGGCCACCATGACGCCATCCTCCTCAACCACGCTATCCCAGGCATCACACACACGGAACGCATTCAGACCATTGGAAAGCTTCAAGGGAAAATCCTGTTTATACCCCTCTGTTGTCGGAACGGTCCGAAGAACTATTTCCCCTAAATTCCACACGCCACCTGTACGCTTCATTACGTGAGGCATCACCCGTTCGTTGAGCAGGTAAATCGTATCATTGATAGGGTAAAAGCGCGGGGCACCTCCGCGTGCATCATAGGCGCCGCTGAAAATCACAGTCCCATCCGTGGCGCGAATCTCCACGGCATCATCGTAAACCAGCAGCAGAACGTTCGCTCCGTCGGACAACGTGGCAGAGGACATGCCAAGAGGAATTTTATCCAAATTACTCACATGACGCATCCCGCGGCGCCTTTTGGCCCCTCCGGTCTGCAGCAATTCCATATTCAACACGCTCCTGCACCCGCGCGTGTGTGCTTCCAGCTCGACACGCACTGCAATATACGGCGACTGTTCGCCACCATTCAGAGCAAAACGGGTTACTTCCATGGTAAACCCCTCCTCCTTTTGAGACTCATGCCCCGTATCAAATCCAGGGGGTCCTGGTCATTGGAAGAATCCTGCACCTTATTGGCGAACGCAGCGTCCGGGAGCACCACTTTCAGAAACTCTTCCATCAATGCCTGCCGCAACTGGGGGCGCCCTGTGATGGACATGCACACGTTAATAGCCAAACGGCATGCCAGGGCATCCACAAACAACGGGTCGAATAAATCCACCTCTTTAATATCCCGGACATAGGAAATCTTCAACACATCCCCCGCATCCTGACCGGTGAATAAAACCCGTCCACCCAGCACAAACCGATCTGCCGGCACATCACACACCCGCAGGCAATCTTCCGGAAGGTCGTAGGCTGCCTCCATGGCGGCAGGCATCACGGCGTTATTACTGGACCTGGGAAGCAACGCCCATCCCATAGCAAAAGACCATCTGACGCGTACCAGCACATCTTTTCGCGCCACCTCATAATTGCTCGCAAGCGCCCTGGCAGACGGGGAAGGGGTGAAATCCCTATTTCCTTCCGCGGGAACTCCCTTTGCCTGGGCATACTCATCGTCGCTTACAGCCCGTTCCCCAAGCCGGTCCAACGCTAAATTGCAAATCTCTACCTCCGTCATAGCTTCTTTCCGTGGGTGGAAATGCGGCGGGAGGAAAACCAATCAACCTCCCGCCGCCTTACTTCCTCTTTTCCTTCCCGATTTATGGAAGAATGTATGCAATACAGAACACGGCCTTCTTGCCGGCAGCCGCCGTTCCGCTGACTACCGTGGCAGTCATCCAGCACGGTTCCTCCGTCGGCACAGGAGCCATGGCATCCGTGCCCCCCGTAAAACCGTTGGTCGTTTTAGCCGTGGAGATGGGCAGGGAACTGGCGTAGCGGGAAGAATCCCGTCCATCCCCGACTTTCACCGTGAGGCCCGTCGCCTCGGATGTCACGGAACACAAATTGGGAAGGACAACCACGTGCTTGGGAAGACGCACCAAATTCATCACGTCACCGGTTACTTCGGCCCCGGTCAAAGTCACTACGGCACGGGCCATCACCACGTTGCCGCTTACACTCTGGCCGGATGCCGTCAGCGGGCCCGTTCCGTTAATGATCTGGTTCTGCTTACCTGCAATGTCGGAAAAAAATGTAGTCATTGTACTTTGTCCCTTCCTTAGTTTGCAGATTCATCACACAGGATTTTCACGAAGCCTTCTTCCTGGAGGCGGGTGGCCCCACAGGCGAACTTGGCGCGGATTTGAAGGGCTTCTTCCATGTCGTCACGCACGGAAAGCTTCACCTTGAAATCTTCCCAAAGTCCGAACTTCGCCTTGCTCTTCACCCAGGCCAGGCAGGAGCGTGTCTTCCCGTCCTCATCCAAAGGCAGGCGTTGGGTGCGAATGAACTTGAAGCCAAGGAGGGTATCAATCTCCCCATTCACCAGTGCCTTCACGTTGACGAAATCAGCGGAAGTTGCCTCCGTCGTGCGCAGCAGGCTCATGATCTGGGAACTGGTCACAGCAATCACTAGCTGATCGCCGTAATTTTCGGAATCTTGACCCCACGCCTCTTCCTCCTGGAACCGTTGAAGGGCTGCACGCAGCTTGCCGATTGTCAGGTTGGACGCCTTGGCGGAGCCTGTCTCTACGTAATTGGCTGCCACAATCTGATCAGAAGGAAGCTCTACTGCCGTCATACCGTCTTCGCCGATGTAATTCGTGCCCAGGAAGCCGGAAATCATTACGTCGTCCATGCGGCGCCCGGCGGCGGCCCGGAGACCTTCGATCGTCTTGCTGACGGGAACGTCAATATTGCCGAGTTGCGTGCCGTCAAATTCATCATAGCCGATGGCCTTGGTGAAAATACGCGGACGCATGGAGCGGCGGTCTGTCGGCGCCTCATCGAGGACAGTCTTGCCAAGGCGGGACGTCTTTTCATCGAAGTCCAGCAAGCCGAACTGGTCCATGAAAACAACCTTGCCGGAAAGTCCTGTATCCGTGCTCGTGTAATTTCGGAAACGGGCGATCGTCTGTTGAAGCAGCGTGCCCCACTTATTTGTGTACTTGACCTGATATTGGTCTGGAATTGTCATTGCCATGCCTCAACCATGGCACACCGGCATCAAAATAAATACCGCTCTAAATCAAGTAATTCAGAAATGACTGTCAGAACTTGAGTTTTGAAGCTTGTTCCTTGCTGTGCTCGTCACGGAGATGTCCGTATACCCGCATGGCAAGGGCGCCTCCGTCCTGGTGCCCCAGCCACTTTGCCACAGTCGGAATATCCACCCCTTGCTCGATGCACGTTGTGGCGAAGAAGTGGCGAAGATCATGCACCCTCATGTGTGGTAATCCAAGCCGGGTGCAGGCATTTGTCAGTGCTTTCCGGGGATTATCGAGTAAAAATACAGAATCCGTCGCTGCATAATAACCACGCAGCTTCTTCATCCCTTCAATTACGCCCTGTAATGCCGGATTAATATAAAGCATCCTTGGCTTTACTGCGTGCTTGATGGCCGGCACCTTCACAACATTGGGGCCAATGTCGCCCCATGTAAGGCGCCTGGCCTCTTCAATCCTCAAGCCTGAATATGCCAAAAATTCCACCATGTCAGCAGCAGGAGACTCCAACGCCTTCTTGCCTGTGTGGCCCCGTAATATGGGAGCTCTCCGAATCTCTTGAACTATCCGGGCAAAATCATCTTTACCAGGAATGAAAAAATCAGTGGGCTTTACCCTCATCAGCTCCAACTTGGTGGTAGGGTCTTCCTTGACGGAACCAGACTCAATCAGGATGGAAAATATCTTCCGTATAGCACAAAGTGTTCCATTAGCTGTTCTTGGCGCGTTACTTTTTGTTTTTGCCGCCCACCACAACCGACACATGTGAGGCGTAATGGATATTGCCGGTACGTCAGATGCAACCAACTCCTTAGCATGTCTGGCAAATAAGAGAATGGATTGTAATGCCAGAGGCTTTAAATTGGGCCGCATCTTCTGACGGGCTATGTAGGTATCCACTGCTACATACCAAGAGACATTCCCAATGGCTGGAGTATCGGCCCCCATCTCCTGCAAAAAAGCCGCCATTTTGGCAATGGCCTCGGTCAGTTCCTTTGTCTTGAGAGATCGTCTCACTGTTTTTCGGCCTCCCTGCCTGGAATCCATGCGGGCATAGTAAATACCGGAATTCTTTTCCCGGTACAGATGGGCGTAATCAGTCGGCTCGAAATACTGGCGCATGTCCATCTCTTGCCATTCCTGCGGCCCCAACACAACATTTTTCCACAT